TAACTTTTTTGCTGTCTATTCTTGGTGGCGAGGCACTAGCCTTCTTTAGCGCATTTGTTGCAACTGCTTTTTTCTTGAATAACTTTTCAAACCAATTCATATGCTATATTTCATTTGAAATTTTTTCAGATAAAGACTTTTCTATCAACAAGTCAAGACCGGAATAAAAATAAGCCTCTTTGTTGATGAATTTAATTAAATCCTTTTTCACCCTGTTTTTTGTTACTTTTTCAGAAAACGTAGACACGCAAGAAGAGATTAAGTAATCATCGAAATAAGTACTATGCCATTTAAATTCGTACGTTCTTACAGCATTTACGCAAGTGTCAAATGAGTATTTCGATTTCATTTTATCTAGCAACTGGAGTGTTCCGTATTTATTTTGGACACAATACTTGTTTTCATCAGACACCACAACCGAATAGGCATGATGTGAATACGTCACTTTCTTCGTGCCTTTATCGATTTTAATTTCACAGTAATTTAATACTGTCCCTACTTCCTTGTGGAACTTATCTTTTTTCATGTTTATTTTTGTTTAACCCAAAACTACCGAATTAAAAATATACAATTTGTAACGTTTGTAATACAAATGCTTAATCCCTATCTTTACGAGTATGGAAGTTAAATACTTAAAAGCACACAACGGCAAGTCTCCAGGGGATACGTCCGTAGTTGAAGATGGGCTAGGTAAATACCTGGTTGCCATGAATGTAGCGGTTGAAGAATCGGCTAAAATACAAGAACCCGATGCTGATATTGAGGTTGTAAAACCTAAGAGGGCACGGAAAAACATAGAGGATTAATGAGCGAATTTGACGTAGTGTCTTTGGTCGAGGCTAAAGAATCATTGGTTGTAGACTATTCGGATAGGGATGTGGAAATCCAACGCTACATTAAAACTGCTGTTCAGTTAGTTGAAAGAACAACCAATCACTTATTGTACAACAGAAGTATTTCTTATACCATTCCGGGTTGTGGATATTTAGAAATATATGATTATCCCATTTCGATTGATCCTGAAGACGTTACATTGCATCAAAACGTATTAAGCGTAACTGTTAAAGGTAAGTCTGATATGGTTGTGCTGGCTACGGCCGGCTACCAAACGACAGATATCCCTTCGCCATTGAAGGACGCTTGTTTAAAAATAATCCTGTACCTGTTCGAGAACAAAGATATTTACGAAGCTAATTTGCCTTTTGACATTCAGTTAATGCTAAATCCTTACAAAAGATCAGCTACATTTTAAAACATGAAAAAAAATGACAACAAATATCATTATGACGCAGGCAGGTTAAGAAATCATATTTCTATAATGGGCGATGTTGTTGTTGATGATGGATTCGGCGGCACTTTTGTTGAAAGACAGCAAATACTTGATACCTGGGCCGGTAAAGAGCGTGTTTCTGACTACAAAATAGCGTCAATGTCCGGCGCTCACGCTAATTATGAATCTCACCAATATTTTGTAATCCGTAACAGAAAGGGCTTTTATCCCTTAAAAACAATGTCTATCAATTACGGATCGAGTTCATACGATATACTTGAAGTGCGTGAAAATGATGATCCCTGCACATTTTTATGGATTCTTTGCGGAACTACCGACAGTCCGCAGCCCACTTCGCCACTATAACACACCTAGTTATGAATATCAAAATAAACGGACTGAAAGAACTCAATAAAGCGATAGACAAAGCGGGAAGGGATGTCCAAAAAGGATTTGACGCAGAAATAAGGCGCATAGCTAATGAAATACTGCAATCCGCTCTAGCGAGAGTGCCATCGTCAAAAGCATTAATAAAAGCTTCTGCATTTATAGAAAAGATTCAAGCCGGATATACGATTGGTTTTTCAGCTACGCATGCGGCATATCAGGAGTTCGGAACGGGTCCGTTGGTAGAGGTTCCCGTTGGATACGAGGCGTTCGCAATGGAGTTTTTTGTGAACGGCGAAGGAAATACTCCTGCTCAGCCGTTCTTGTTCCCGGCATTTCTAGCGAGAAGAGACAAAATTGTTGACGAATTAACACAGAAACTAGATGCCTACATCAAATCCTTCTAAATACATTAGAGCGGCATATATAGCCAGGCTCAAATCAATTACAGGCCTAAACGTGTGGGATAAACTCGTGCCTAAAAATATTACACAACCCACTATGTACATTATCCTCGACGGACAAGCCAAAAACGAAACGGTTAACGCCAAAGGGGAGTACTTTGAGTGGCTATCTACGATTGATGTGAATATTTACCGGATCAATGAGAAAGGGTACTCCGCTGGGGCTTCAATAGATGATATAGAAGAGCAAGTTTTGAATGCTATTCGATTTGGAGTGCCTATCGCCGGATTTAGCAATAAAAACACTAAAATCATTGAATCAATGACGCTAGATGCGGAGACTACTACACAAAGTATTGACAGACGTGTGATTAAATTTGAACATTGGGTGTGTGAAAATCCAAAAGTCTACACATTACCACCTGCGTAAACTCTAAAAATGAACTATATTTTACGTTCATGCCTAAAATATACATAAAACCAATCCCATAATACATATGCTCAGACACGTATAGCGTGTCGGGTTCGTAACCTCTCTTTTCAATAAATAATATTCTGTTTTTCTCTATGAGGCTAATCCATTCTTCTAACATAATCAAAACTACCTTTTTGCTTTGAATTTTAATTGTAACTTTTTAGTTGCAAAGTATTATCTTTACGTTCATGATAGGCACAGGTTCGGTAATAATCACACATACAGAAGGGTGGTCAGCTTGTAGAGAGGCTATACTAGGTATGGAGTTCGACGTAAGACCGGACAAAACAGCGAAAAAATCATTAATCATCAGTATGACCGGGCTATTTGATTGCCACGGAAAAGCGACAGGAGAAGTTAATGGAATATTTAAACTTGATAATGGCGATAAAGTTGCTTTTTCAGGAAGTATAAAGGGAAGAACCAGAATAGAGGTCGCTGGCGATACCAGCAAAAATTTCGAAACAATATTTAAAAATATAGAAAAATGGCAGGAGTATTACAAGGTAAGCTAATTGGCGTTAAAGTCAATGGCTCATATTTGAGGTGTCAGACAGACGCTACTTTAGCAATTACAACAAATACAACGGATGACGACCCTTGTAAACCAACTGAAACCGACACGACTAACGGAGCTTCTTGGGTTACACACTCTGTAGGAAGTAAGGCGTGGACGGTATCCGTAACGGCTAAGGCTTTTGTTGACGCAGTTACCGGGGCTTTGGACAATAGCGATATCGCTGCGTTGATGATTTCAGGAGACCCTTCGGTTGAAATGACTTTTCAGACGATCAAAACCACCGACTACGACTATCCGTCGGTATTTATTTACGAAGGAACAGGAACTTTAACTTCATTTACACACAACGCACCTATCGACGGGGAGAGTACTTACGACCTGGAAATAACAGGTAACGGAGGATTGACCTATACTGAAACACCAGTCACTCCTTAAGGAAATGATTAAAATCAAGCAAATATTACCCATACAAGACGGGGAGTGGTATATATCGTATACCGCTCCTCATCCGTGCATGTGCCGGGATGAGAGGTTCAGCATTACCATTAAACAGAAAAAACAACCCACTGAAAAACAGATTTTAAATGAAATTGAATATCAAAGGAAGCCCTAGACAATTGTGCTGGGGAATGGGTGCTTTAGAAGGGGTGTGCGACGAGTTAGGCATATCTTTACAGGATTTAGATAACGCACTGGTCAATAACGAAACAAGTGTGCTGAATAAATTAACCTATTCAGCTTTAAAAAACGGCGCAGAAATAAATGACGACTCCCTTGACTTCAACTATAAATTCTTTTTGAACTGGCTGGATGAAGAACCGCAAGGTACCGCCGATCAGATTACCAATGATTTTATGAATTCTAAATTATTGGGAAAGACTATGCTGGAGAGATTCGACGAACTCATTGCCAGGCTATCGGTAAACGAAGACACTACTGCGATTGCATCAAAAAAAAAATCCACACGCTTGGTGAAATCATAAGTAACGCCTATAAGTGGGGACTCAAACCGAAAGAAGTTTTAGCGTTAACACTACGTGAATATTCGCTAATGGAAATAGCTAACTTTGAAATAAGATGCGAAAAGCAAGATTTTTTAAGAGCCATTCGTTCTGATATTATTAATTTCGGAGGGATGGGGACTAAAAAAATGATTACACCGCAAGAATTAATGCCTTTACCTTTATTAGACAACGAACACCTTATTTTGCCTATCCGCAATATTGCTGAGGCTTTAAAACTACTAGAGTCCTTTAAGTAATGGCAAGATTAGAAATCCAGTTTGTAGGGAACAACGAGAACTTAAAACAAGTCATCAAAGAGACTAAAGGTCTCCTTAATGACTTTTCAAGACTAGGTTTCGACTCAAAACCCCTTACCGCTTACCAAGCGGGATTGCTGGCTATTAAAAAAGAAGCCTTAGAGCTGACTAAGCAAAGAGAGGCGGACAGAAAAGCGCAGCAAGCCTTGAACGCTGAAATAAAGGAGCAACAAAAGGCGCAGAAATTAGCGAATGATGAGGGTAAAAAAAGAAAACCTACTCAGGTATCTAACTCTCAAGCTGAAATTGACGCTTACAAAAAAGCACAACAAGGGAGTGTTCTATATACTTCTGCAATTAACGCAGAGCGTGTCGCCCGTGCGCAAGCTAACGTCGAAGCGGCTAAACAAGCCATCGCAAATAATGCACTTAATGCCGGCTTATCTGCAAATGTATCCTCTACTAATCAACA